AAATCATAATTACTATCTAATCCAAAAACTTTAACTGTTCCTCCATTATCAGAACTTGTATCTGATGATGTAGCAGTTGCTGTTCCTGCTGATGTGATAAATGTATAATCACCTCCACCATCCCAAACAGTTTCAAATGATGAGCCTACTGAAGAATTATATCCAAATTTTTGAATACCACTAAAATTATCTACTAAACCCATTTGAACAGGTACGCCAAAAGGTAAATCTATATTTTGGTCGTCAAACTTAGGCAACTGGTTCACCTGCTATTGTGGGAGTGCTAAACTGACCAATAGTTACAGCTTTAGCATCTATCTCATTATCAATAATGTTTATCATATCATCATCATCTATAACTGCTCTTGCAATTTGCTTATCTACTTCTTTTAAGAAAGTGTCAGATTTGACCCCTGATGCTTTAGCTTTTTGTAAATATTCAAGATCACTAGCATAATCCCTTAAGTCAAATGTTTCTGGGTAAATTATCTCTCCATCAAATACTTTGTTTTGCCATTTAGCAAATAAAGACCAAATTTGTTCTTCAGCATTTTGTAAATAGTCTGCTTTTTCTGCAAGCCTTGCATTAAGCAATTCAAATTCTGTACGCAAAGCTACACCACTAGAAATTTGAGTTCTAGTATTTCTTACTGCTCCCATGTGAGTAATTCTATTAATAGCCTCAATCTTCATGTTAATAGTATTCATTATTGCGTCTAGTGATTGAGAACTAGGTTGAATAATATAAGGCTTTAGATTGGCATCTAAATCTTCAGGCATCTCAATAATACTACCTGCACCTGCACTAGCTTCTACATTTGGTGTTTTAACTAAGCTAGGGTGATTTGATAATCTGATTAACTGTTCAATTTCTGAATAATCATTGTAAATAGATTTTTGTAATTCAGCGACATCATTAAGATCGGATATGCCAATACCTCTACGTTGTGATTTTTGGTTATATAAAATAACTGCAGGTATCTCACCTAAAAAATTTGGAATTTCATCAATTAATCTTACTTTGCCTTCAGCATAGGGTTTATTAAAATCTTCAACAACATAAGTACAAACATCTTCTAATGACCAAACTTTTATAATAGCATAATCTTTTGTTGCATCTTCTACCAATGACAATGATGTTAAATAGAACTTACCATTTATTGCTCGTTCAAAATTCCAATTTAAAACATTCTCAGGAGTGTATAAAGATATATATGGTCTAATTTCTTGTTGTAATTCTTCTGCTCTAGTATTTGTTATTGCTCTAGGCTTATCTACAATACCCCAACAAGTTCCATAGATAGATGCATTGATTTGCATTTCTTTAATAACATTGTTAAATGATCTGCCGTCTAAATCAGCATCTTTTAAAAAACTATCTATCGCAGGGTCACCATATAAACTTCCATAATCTCTAGTGGGTGGAACCCTAAATAAAAAAGATGAATAAATCTGAACTACGTTTTTACAATGATTATCTATGGGAGTATTCTCTGCTCGTTTTAAATATTCTTCATCTGTTTCTAAAACATAGCGATTCAATAAATATCCGTTCTGATAATCTTGTCCACCTGTGTATGATCTGTAATGAAAAGCCCAATCTGAAATTTTTTCTATGTAGTGGTTATGCTTAGATGTTAAAAATTCTCTCGTATAATTTGCCATTATGACCACCTCATTGGTTTGCTTGGTTTAAATTCTTTTTTCAATGGGTATAAATATTCTATCATGTATCCTAAAGCATCATTAAAATGGTCATAACCACTATCTTTATCTGGAATAGTCGTGCCATCTTTATAAATCTGCCTCTCTAGGCTTTTTATAACATTTTTACAACTCGGTGCAATATATAAACTATTTTTGCCTTTTGCGTTTTTCAATTTAGCATTAACAGAATTTATTCTATCTCTGATTAAAGGGTGATTGTTTCTAACCTTTAAATTAAAACCTGCATTTTTTAAAATAGCTAAATCTGTAAAACCACCTGCACTAGTCTTTCTTTGTTTTGATGCAGGGTCAGGATAAATAGTGATATTGTATCCTTTATAGCGATTAATGATTTCTTCTGACATCTCTTGAGTATTACTAGAATAAATTTGTATTTCATCAAAAATATAAACAACATCATCAATAATCTCGGCAACAACACACACCATTGGGTCAATATTAAAATCCATGCCAATATGAATTATCTTTGATTTAGGTTTATATTCTTCCATTATGTTTTTAGTTCTATCAAAATTGTAGTAAATCGCTCCTGCATAATTTACAAAAGATGCTTCATATTCTTGCTGAAATGTTCTTTCATCTAAATCATATCTAGCTTGTTCAATCTCATTTGCTGATACTTGCCCACCTTCTAATGTGGTATATTTAAAACTTTCCCATTCATCATCTATTTCAGCTTTTAAAAAAAGATTGTAAGACCAATTGCCGTAACCTCTAGGTGTTCCAGTGAATAACGCATGCCCACCTCTATCTGAAAGAGTTGGTCTAAGGACTTCAGTCCATGCAGTATCTCGAATATCGGCAAATTCATCTAATACTAAGAAATCTAGTCCTACTCCTCTAAGTGATTGTTCATTGTCAGCACCACGCAAACTAATAGTTGAATTGTTTTTCAATACAACTGTTAAATCTGCGTGATTGATATTATTTACCCATTTATGTTTATACAATCTATCTATTAAATCATTCCAAACTATGTTCTTAGCCATACGATAAGATGGTGCGACATACCATACTTTCTTTTTGGGATATCTTGCAAATCTAGCAAGTTCATTAATAGCTAGAAATGTTTTACCAAATCTACGACCACTAATTAAAACTCTAAATCTAGCTTTGCTTTCAATTACTGTTTTTTGAGGGTCAGTTAATCCCATTAATCATATGACCATGGCAAAGGCTCGTTGTTCTCGCTAGTTTCAATCTTATCTTTTTGACCTAGCATTTGTTTACCTAACCATATAAGCATAGTTGTATTTCCAGATTGTGCTTTTTCCCACTGCATACGTCTTAATGACATTTTTCCCTTATCTCGTCCCTTTTTTAAGTACTCGGAAAAATTATCTGCTAGTGTATCAGGGTGACAACCAACTATTGTTGATATTTCTTCATTTGTGCAAAATATTGATGCTAATTTTTCTATCATATCAGTATCAAGTTCTTTTTTCGGTCTGCCGACATTTCTTTTTTCTTCCATTTTTTACCTCTTATACCCAGAGTGTGGGTTTTGCTATTCATACCATAACAATATATTTTTTGCTAGGTCTTTACTTTCTTGAATCGTTGATAATTGATGCGTTTCTATTCTATTACCAAAATGATTAAGAATATTTTTTATCTTAGTTCTTCTACTTTTGATAAACTTGTGTGATTGATTATCATTACGTTGTTTATGTCTTTGATGCAATATTTCTTCTGATTGTTGTAATACAATTATTCGTAAATCGTAGTATTTATCTAATAAAATTAAGTTATTAAGACTAAATAACCTGTCACCCTCAAATAAAATATTCCTTTGTTGTTTCTCTACATACTTCACAAAATGACTGTTTACAGCCATTGACAATTTATCAGTGCCTTTGAATGTATCTTGATTATTGTATATTCCCATCAAGACTAAGTTTCTACTTTGATCGTAGTGACCTTTTACCATACCAAAAGATAACGTCTGTCCTTTAAGGTCATTAAAGACAAATTCCATTAAAGTAGTTTTGCCAGTCGCAGGCTCACCACCAATAGCAATACATTTTAAAGTTCTATCCAAAAATTACCTTTATCTAAAAAATCACCATACAGTTCTTTTTTAATTCTTTTACTTTCTGCTAATTTAGGGTCGATTGTTTCATTTCTGCCGTCCCAAAATACTTGCCAATCAATACCAAACCAATCATCTTGCATCACTTGTAATATTTCTTCTGCTTGTCTATCTAAATAATAACCTAAATAACGGCTATCATTTCTTCTGAATATCTTTTTAAATGAACACAATGCAGTTTCCATAGTATATGGGCTTGTTCGTACTTTGTACGTTTGACTAACTTCTTTCTGTATTAATGATGCCTCGTATTCTAAATAAACAATAGTATCGGCATTTAGCTTTTTATCTACCCAGTCATCTTTACCTAAAGCAAAGCATAATCCGTTTCTATGAGATTTACTTCCTGAAACATCTGATAATTTTAAATCTTTAGGAACAACATTAACTCCTACACAATCATAGAGTGTTTGCATATAAAACCATGTAGTATATCGGCCAAACTTAAATAAATTCTTGGTTATACTGTTCCATACGTTGTCAAAGCCATTAGCGACAGTTAATTGATTAAATCTATGCTCTTGTGTACCTATCTCGTTATTGTGATGTACCCAATTATGATAGCTTTTAAATTGTTGAGGCAAATAACCTTTGTTGTATTTGGTATCTGTTTGATAACGTAATCTTGAATAGTTTTTACTATTCCATTCAGTAATACGTTCTAAATCTACTAATTCAAAATCAGGAAATTCATTCCATATAATCCAAGTTGTCGGTAAATGATAAGTTGTGCCATATATCCAAGCTATCCAATATTTCTGTTCAATATTATGTTCAAATCTATCAAATAAATAGTTAGTAAGCCAAATTGCAGGATCACAATCGCCATTCAGTAATTGCCAACCATACCAATTGACAAATGCAGATTTCCTATTCTCTTTAAGCCTATAATCCATTTTTTAAATAATTTCTTAGCCAATATTTACCTACTTGTTGTATTGCGTTATATGTATTAATTGATTGTTTTTGTGATAATGGTTGTGTTTCTAGTGCCTCTTGTATTAATTTCTCGCAAACTTTTTTACTAGGTAATACTAATTGTGGCTCATAAATTGCCTTTTCTCTTAATTCTTTTTGTTCTTCTCTCGTTTTCATTAATGGTTGATCGGAACGCAAACTACCTTGTCTATCTACTGCCCAAAACACTAAGCCATTTCTTAAATGCCATGTAATAGAACTTGGTGTGCATGATAGCTTTATTCTTTCCATCTTTTTTTCAAAACAGATGGCTATAAATTCTGACCATATTTTAGAAGCATAGCCTTTTCCTTCTTGTCCTTGAACAGTGCATATTTCATATAAATTAACATACTTAGATTTTTTACTAATAGTTGCGAATATAATGCTTTTCATCTCATCATCTTCATACAGAGCATAGGGTGGGTTTTTTTGAAAATTCTTAAATCTCGTCCATAAGCTAAAACTTGCTTGTAAGAACTTAGTATTTCTACCATTAGGGGAATTAGCTAATGTTTTTTTAAGAGCATATTCCTCAACTGTTTTTATCATTGTAAATCTTTTCCTGCTTTTCTAATTTCTTCCTGCTTTAATCCTTTTTCTGTAATCGTATATAGATAACAGGGTTGTGTTTTGATATAATTTCCGTTTATCTTTGATCTGACTAAAATATTCTTAGTGCTTGTTATGTAAATATTGCCATTAGTTTCACAGTACCATAATGGCCTTTGTTCATTTCTAAAAAATGACATTTTATGTTCTTTACGCAAATCTATTAATGCAACGGCCATAGATGAGAATACATATTCTGATAATGGTTGTTTATCTGATTGCCAACAACGTAAAACTAATTCTGAGTCATTTTTGGTATCACAATGATATCCAAATCTTTGTAGCCAATTTTTTGGATTTTCTTGCGTGATAACTCCATTATGGACTATGGCTATATCATTAGTGTATAATGGTTGGTTATATTTTAAATCAGATGTTGAGTATCTTGCGTGGCCAATAATCATATTCGTTTTAATATTTTCTAATTCCATATAGTTCGCTGATTTGGGGATAATCTTTTGCTTGACGACACCTGTGTCGTTCCATGCGACACCAGTGGCATGCTTACCTCTAATCATTGATTGATTTAATATTTCTAGGAAGTGTTTTATATCGACTTGAGTTTTACTGTAAATTCCGACTACACCGCACAAATTATGCTCTTTGCTTCGCTATCTCTAATTCTTCTAATGCAGTACCACAATTGGTCATTTTTTTTCTAAAATAACAAACAATAGATATTCTTTCAAAAGGTCTATCGCTAATCATTTCTGTATTGCCATGTAATTCGTGAACATCAAACAAAGCTAAATCACAATTTCTAACATCAACTGCTACACCATATTTGGGAATAACTGTATAGCCACCCTCATATTTGCCTGTTTCTAATACTGCTAAATTACCAAAGCCTTCTGGTAAATCGCCTTTATCATAATGACAAGCAGTTCTGAAATTTTTATTTACTGTGACAGTAGTAAATACTGTGTCGTGAATTTTAAAATCTTTTGAAGTTTTATCCCATTCGTATTTTTGATTTTGCCATCTATCAGGTAAATATTCTTTAAATAATCTTGAAATGTATTGAATATATGGAACGGCTTTTTTGTATGTATTGAAATGGCTATAAGTGAACGCAGTAGTTCTACAATAGGGTATTCTTGCGTATCTATCGGCATAACCAATAATACTAGAGTTTACCATTTTAGCTTTTGGTGAATTAGAAAGTGTTCCATCTTTTTTTAACGGAACATATCTGTATTCATTGTCTATTCTGCCTACAATGTCGCCTTGATATTTATCGCCTACTTTTAAATCACTTGGTAATTTACCAGAAGCTATGCCTCTATTATTAGTTGTGGCAATAGCTTTACGCAAAGAATAATAGGCACTTTCAGCAATATTACTTGGAATACAATTTTTTATTAAAACACAAATTGTTTTTCCTTCCTCATTAGTGACTATGGTATCTTTTTGTAAAAGATGATCTATATAACTTTCGTCTATATATTCACCTTCTAATGATTTAATTTCTTCTGCAGATAATTTCTGTTTAAGAGTTATGGTATGCATCTTCGACTGCTTTATAAACTGTGTCAGTTAAATTGCTAGTGTTATATCTTTCTTGTAATGCGTCACACATTTGTTTGAACATAGGTTCAGTTTCTGAACTTAGAAATAATTGTACCATTCTTACTTGCGATGTTGGTGCTTCTATTGAATCAGTATTTATTTCTTCAATGATGTCATTGTTTGATTCAAACTTAGGCTCAAATGCTACTATCTTTTCTATTTCTTTCTCATCAAAACCTAAGTGAGATAAATCATAATGATTATCTAACAAGTCACCAAATTCTGTGTTCAATAAATGAAAATCCCAAGAACTATCTTGATTTAATCTATTATCAGCAATCCTATATGCCTTTGCTTTTTCAGGTGATATGTCAGCTATTAAAACAGGCACTTTATCTAATTTCAGTTTCTTACTAGCTTCTAATCTTGTGTGACCAACTATCACTATCATTTTTTTATCAACAACTATTGGTTGTTGAAACCCAAATTCTTTTAATGAATCAGCTACCTTATCTACATTTAAATTTTTTCTTGGATTTCTATCATAAGGTTTTAATTCAGAAGGTGATAAATATTTAATATCCATTAATGAAATGTTACCTGTGGTTTTAGCTCAAATCCCATCATTTGCATAATTAATTCTAAACTTTTTTCTGCATCTTCTTTAGTATCAAACACACCATAATTTACAAAAGCTGAGAATGTGCCATCTTTGTTATCTACAATAATATAGTTTTGTGGCATTTGCATATCTGATTTGGTCATTTAACAATTCAAATTTAAGATTTTAATTCTATTTTGCAACCATGAATGTATATGGCATTAGTAATAAATCTATTAAATTTTTTCTTAATTTGTTCAAGCGCATTAATCGTAATGAAGCTATTGACAAATTC